ACTAGCAAAGGCATGATGAGTTGTTCTAACTCTTTTAGATTTGCTTGCACTTCTGTTGTCATGTTTTGACGTTCTGCATCAAGTCCTAGTTTACCTTGATTGTATAGTGATAGCATTGCATCTAATTTTTCTTCCACACGATGTAAAGATTCTGAAGACTGCGCTACAGTTTCTCTGACGATAATAGTATCTTCTAGTGTAGTTGGATCGGTGAGTCTAGTTAATGTTGATTCATCAACAGCACTAAATCCAAAATCATCTTCTTTTCTAAACGCTAGGTACTCTGCGGGTATTGTTCTTGTTGTCATGCGAAAAAACTCTCCAATGAAGAAACACGTTCAGTCTTCCAACCAATTGTGTTTACAATTGTTTTTAATGGTTCAAGATATGCTTTATCAAACTGCGTATCGTAGTCGATATATTTTTCTACGCCAAACTCTTTGGGCAATACAGTAAGAATAGAAAATACATTTTCTTGAACGGGATTTGGAACTTTCATATAACAGAATTTAGTCTTATCACCATCCTGAATAAGTTGATACTTCTTAGTCAGTTTATACTTTTTCAGAAACGCATTAAACATTATCGCACCACGCACATGCATAGGTGTGCCTTTTGAATATAGTTCCGAACTACTCATGTATTTAGATAGGTCACTAACACCACGTGGGAATGCAATGTCTTCGAATGGAAGAGTTTTGAATTCTTGTTTGAATGCTTCAACGAAAGATTGAAAGTCTGTTTCATTACCATTCATCACAATCTTCAAAGACTCTTTAATCTTATCTCTACACGACATTGGTGTGGAAGACTTGACAGCTTCGATGCCCATCATCTTTAGCTTTGGCTCTGCGAATCGAACACCTTCAGAATCATACACGTTTAGAATGTAACGTTTCTTTGCAGTCCAGATACCTTTGTTGGCAATCACTTCACGCTTCATCTGCATCTTCTGGTCGAATGCATTCATGTAGTCTGCTAGTTCTTGGTATGACTTGTCGATGAATGGTTCGAATTTCTCTGTACATGCTTTGTTGACGAAATCAACAATTGTCTCAACTTTCGTTTCACTCTTTTGTCCGTAGACCATATGTACCAGCGGACCAAGATTGACGTATACAGAGTCTGTATCTGACGCAATAACATAATCATTATCCTTAGTCTTCAATAGTTTGTTTAGATAACCATTTAACTTCTTTTCAATCCAGCGAATAGCAAGTTGACCAGACAGAGTAATTGCCTCTGCTTGTCTAATGTCGAAGAACCTAAAATATTGATTACCAAGTGCGCCATAAGCGGAGTTCAATTGTACTTTCTTTGCCAACTGCAAGTTCTTGTACTTTGAAATCTGATTTGTTATTTCACGTTTACGTTCTTTGTCGGTTTCTTTTTCGTAAGCCTTTTGAGCCTCAATCATTTTCTTTTTGTACAATGACCGATCATCATACATGCGTTGCATCATAGCAGGTAAGAAACCTTGCTTGTCACGCTTGAAGTAATGCCCATTGGCTGCCATGCAATATTCACCCTGTGCTTGATATTCGCTGTTCAACAAATTATCAATAGAGATGTTTGTGTGGCGACCTTCAACAATTGTTTCAGGTGAAACATTGTACTGCATAATCAGGTGTGGATACAATGAGTTTAAGTCAAATGACACGACCCATTCATGCATACCAACGATTGGATCTTTCACATAAGCGCCAGCATACTGTTCGTCTTTTGGTGTACGAACATTCTGTGGCACAACAATATTCTGTTCAATCAATTCATTATGAATCAAAGTGTCCCACATACGTACTTGCGTGAACACATCGGTGTAATTAACTTTGGCATCATATGCAAGCGCAAGTGCCATGTCGATCAATTGCATCTTATCATCAATACGATCTACGAGTTCAACGTCATGGATGTTATACTCAATAAATTTTTGAAAGTTTGTTTTGTATAATTGATGTAGACTTTCAACTTCAGAGTAGTCTAATTTCTTTTCACCGAGTTCTAGATAGGCAATGTGATTAAGACTAAAACTTTCTTGCTGTGAGTATGTAAACTTCTTGTACAGTTCAATGTAATCAATAATAGCAATACCCACCAAGTCAAATGCTACTTGTTGTTTGTTATGAATTGTAGTTGTACGTTCACCGATTCTACGAAATGGCGATAGACGCTTTGCAGTATTGTCGCCCATGAGTTTTGTGATACGATTGTTTAGATATGGAATATCAAAGAATTGAATGTTCCAACCAGTAACAATGTCCGGAGATGTTTCTTCCCACATGTCAAGGAAGCGCATGATAAGATTATTCTCATCACGGCATTTGAGATATGTTACGTCATCACGATTGGTCTCATAGTCGCCACAACCAAACACATAGAAGTGTCCTGCTATCTTAAACGTGACGGCAGTAATTGGCTCACTCGCAGATGCAGGTTCAGGAAAGCCATTTTCAGAACCAACTTCAATGTCAATGTTTGCAATCTTAATTTGTTGCGGATCATAATCTACTTTACCTGGATATGCTTCATTGATGTACACATAAGGAAAGTTTGTTGAGCCATAAACTTTAAAGTTGTCAACATCTTCATATCGTTTCATAAACTCAGTAGCGTCACGCATTGTTCCCTGCGATACTGCCGCAATCGATTGTCCATCTAACGTTCGATACTCACCATCTTTAGATTGTAAATATAGCGTTGGATTGTATTCAATCTTATCAGTAAATCTCTTGCCGTTGTTGTATCCACGAACAAGAATGTTGTTGCCGAGTTTAGAGAAGTGTGTGTAAAATTTCATTATGTAATTATATCTCTTTTCTGATATTGTGTCAAATTTCAGACGACCTTTTTGATCTAGGAATTGGAAGACTAACTGAACGTCCTGAAGAATCTGTTGCCAGTACGGAATGTAATTGTGTTACTATCGTCATTCGTGTGTCATCATCATTTGTTCCATAATATCCTAATGCACCATGCCAAACTCTAGCATCAAAAAGAACTAATCTGTTGAATTTTCCCTTAACAAAAATATTCTCATCAAAATATTCATTATGTGCTTTTCTATATTCCGGAATATCTAAATTTTTTATCGCATCTCTACGCTTATTGAAATGAAAATCTTTTCCCTTATTAAAATACTCCAAATCATTAACATCAAAAACTCCAAGACCCGCTCCAGGACTCTTATTCAAAAATAAAATTGCAGTCACCATAATAACATTACCAGAATTACTTTTTGACATATCAGTATGTAACCAACTACCATCAGTTCCATATCTACCATCAATTAAGTCATAGTTACTATATGCCGCAGTTTTTATGTTAGTTGTGTCATCATAAAATATGGATAGCATTCTATTAATATATCTATCGTGAAATTCAGGATTTAATTTATGAATATAATCACTTCTTTTTCCTGGTCTCATAAAACTAGGCTCTGTCGTATATTCTAATCCTAATCCATATTCCCGAACAGTTTCCGGATTGTCTAAGAATCCATCAATAATGGTTGTTGGAAAAAATAATGAGTTCATTTGATTAAATAATAATAGATTGTGTCTTAGGCATAACTATGCCTGAGCCGTATATCTCATTATACTTGCTTTTTATCTCTTGTGCAACTGATACGTTGTAAATTACGTGGTTGGGATTAAACTCTACTACTTTTTGTTCTGAGAAGATTAGGAGGGGTTGCATTTGAAGGCTTGCTTTTCCATTTGGTCCCATTGCAATACCGAGAACACATGGGTTCTCTACACGATATTTTTCTGGAGTTTCTTCTACAATGTCGCCGACAAGTTCTTCACCAGTTGTCAATTTTAAAATTCTCAAATTTGCCATTTTATATCCTATAATTAAAAATGGGTGCCATTGCGGCACCCATAGTGTTATTTAAAACGTTCTGCTTTGTGTTTCTTTGCATCTTGAATTGCTTCAAGAATTGCCATGAAGAATTTTTTTACTGATTTCATAACACATCATCCTCAGTCAAAAATTGCTTAGTAGATTTTTTAGTTTTAGACTCAGCATCCTTAACTTCAATCTTCTTAGGCTTCTTGTGTTCTGGAATGATTCGTTCCAAAGCAATCTTCAACATGCCATTAATCAAAGCGGCATCTTGAATTTCAATTTGGTCATCAAGTGCAAATGTGCGAGTGAACGCACGATTAGCAATTCCTCTGAACAAGAAATTGTCTCCATCATCTTTTGTACTACCAGCAACAATTAGTTTGTTGTCTTCAAATGTGATATCGATTTCTTGTTTACCAAAACCAGCAACAGCAATTTCAATGACGTAAGTATTGTCACCAGTCTTGCGAATGTTGTAAGGTGGATAGTTAGGAATATTCTTAGTAACGTCATCATGTATTTTTGCTAGACGATTGAATTGGTCATCAAAGCCAACAAAAAATTTATCAAAGTCTTTGAAACCTGGACCGCCAAAGATAGCGGGAATTGGTGTGTGTCCCATATTGTATCTCCTCTTACTTAGTTTTTGAAAACGCTTTTTTAGCGTCAAAAGTATATGCAGACATGCCAAGAGTTGTAAAAAACTTATTGACTTCTACTGCAACAGCTTTTGCGTAAAGTGTTTGCGCTTCAATGAAAGTATTGAGGGG